ATCAAATCTCGCATTTGTATGTTTTCGTGTTTCAGCGATATTGTTCGAATCGTGTGCGTTACCTATCATTAAGATGGAGCAAACGTATGTTCCGAGCGATGACCCGGAGTACGCGCCGGCAGATGTTGAGGAGCCGGTCGTCACTGCGCCCAAAATTCGTTTTGGGGATTTCAGCGACGACGATGGTGACCTCCCTGCCGCAACGGCGCAGAAAAAGGTTGCTAAAAAGACGAAGACTAAGCGAGACCCCGCCTGGCATTCCGGGGGGCCGGCTGATAAGCCAGTTGACGACCCTAAGAAGGAGTCGTCACGAAGCAGCCAGGCTAAAGACGATAAGCCTGCAACGCAAGTTGCGAACGTGCCGGAGCGCGGTGGCTCTCCGGCGCCGGAGTCGAATTTCGGTTTCTTTTGGGATGTTCTCGATTTCCTGTCCGAGAACAAACGTATTTGGGCCTACGCTTTGCCAGATTTCGTGTGCGGGCCGAATGCTGGGATTCATGTGTGTGATGCTGGTGGTATCAACACTTTACCCTTTTCATTCGGTGGCGACGCGGATTGCGAGCATACTGCAATCGGTTGTGATTGCGTGGACCCTAAGTACCCTGGACTGTTATTCGGCTCGGTGCACGCACTAACGGTGTTGGAGTTGCGAGACCTCCTGGATCTCCACCCTGAGCTCTACGTCGTGGCTTGGAAGTTTGGAGCGGATGGTGCCATTTGCGGTAAGTACAGAGATGTGTCTTACTACTTGAAGGCCACCGCCACGCTTCCGTTGGTACACATTCGTCGTAAATACGAGACTATGGTTTACGAGGGTGATTACTACCCCCACACTTGGCTGTTTTCCGGCCATTTGGAGGGGGTGCCCGATATGAGTGGTAGAGATTTGCAGTTGATGGCTAAATTGGTGATGTCGGATGAGGAATCAGGCATGACGCTTTTCAAATTGACTAAGCGTCTTGCCCGTGTTGATGTCCTTTCCTGTGCGAAAACGCAGGGCTCTTGGCAGTCCGCGATCGCAGGATCCGACAACATCCTTGATGTCACGATTCCAAGAGGCAATGAATCTTACACCGGTGCACTGGAGTTTGGAGCAATGCGAGTTGCGCGCCTCCATAATTTCTTCGGTATCCTTGTCGCGTGGGACCAGCAAGACCGCCCGATTATCGTCTCCAGAGCGATTGTCGGTAAAGCAGCCCGAGGCGTGCTGGCGGTTTCCCGAGATGAGATCAGCTATAGATCAACTGTGATCAAGGTGACTCGTGAGTACGACAAATTGGATAATCTGCCCGAGGATCTTAAGGCGCTGGCTATTCCAATGACAACTGCACTGGCTTTTACTCTGACCATGGAGTCGGAGATTCAAGTCAAGACGCGCATGTTGAAGGATTGGGGTAGCATGTTCGATCAGTTCGAGCAGCTGCGCAAGTTTCGTGTGCCCTATGACTTAGGGCTCACCCTCAAACTCACTACTTGCACATTGAGCGTGCTGTACGTGGCCTGGAAAGTTGGTATTGTCCAACCCGGCGCTCCCATTGCGCATCTCGGCGTTCGGCTTCACACCTTGAGGGACAAGATGTTCTACAAGATTGGTGATGACCTTACTCCACCGAGCGATGTGCAATGGTTTTTGCGACCGTATTTTGGACTTGTCCGACCATGGACACCAGCTGAGCCACGTATCACCCAGGTTTGCGACATCCCTGCGGTCCGAGATCCTCCCCTCGGTTTGATTGTCGCTACCTCCCCGGAGCGTGAACCTGAGAGCGCCGTGCAGCTGCTCAAGACTGGGTTCTACGGTTTACTCGCAACCGTGGCCAGCACCAGGTTCGGAGGTAAATGGTTGACTTCACTTTGGACGAGCGAATCTGCGCTCCAACCAACGTCCAGAGTGACCCCCCTACCCCCAGGAAGCGCATGCCTCTTCACTGAGGCTTGTGCGGCTCCCAAGTACGCGTATGACGCTGTCAAGAACCCGATTCAGCAGGTGTCTGAAGACGTGGTCAAACTTGAAGATCCGGCGTTGTTAGTGTGCGGGATAGCATTCTCCCAGAAGGTTCCTTTCCACTTTAAGGCTAAAAGCCAAATAGTAGAACGAAACATGTTGGAGAATCGCTGCCTTCTGGAAAGACCTGAGGTTGATGTGGATTTATACAACGAGATGCATGCCAAGTTTGAGCGTGAACCAATTATGCAGAGGGTCATTGGTACTCCTTGCATTGTCGATTACGACCGTTGGGTTGAGCATTTCCCCAGCGCTACTAAGAGACAGGTCATGCGATCAGCTTTAGAATCTCTGTTAGTTGAACCCATCAACTTGAATGACTGCGTCCGATCAATCTTTGTTAAGATTGAGAAGAGTGGGTTTGTTTTTCCGTGGGGCATGGAGCTTGCTGCGCCCCGACATATAGTCGGTGGAAAGCCGCGCTATTTAGCAGCGACTGGCCCTTTCATTTGGGCAATGGGAAATAGGGTTAAGGATTGTTTTGGGGAAACTGATGAGGCTTACTATGGTGCTAGAACTGCCGAGTCGTGTGGGCGCGCTCTCATGTCGCAAATTCAGGCGATGGGGGGCTTGCGCAACGTATTCTTTCTGAAAGGAGATGCTTCTAGGATGGACGCTCATGTTCATTCTGAAACATTGAAGAAAGAATATCGTTTGGCGAAGCAAATGGGTGCTCCAGCCCTTTGCCTGGCCGCCATTCGACTCCAGAGAGCGGTTTGTTACACTGTAGGTGGCCTCCGTCTGGTCATTGAGGGTCGCCGCGTGACGGGTGACGCCAGGACGAGTGTTGGTAATACACTCGAAATGGCTTTCATCTGTTGGGCGTGCATGATGTTAACCCTACCCCACATAATCTTCGGGCTTGATTGGCGCGAGATGTTGAATGGTGATGACAGTGTGTTGGTGGTTGATAAGCGCCACTATTCACCAGATTTGCCTGATCGACTGAACGCGCAAGCCCTTAGACTGGGGTACCGGATGAAGTTTGAACTCGCCATGTATTTGGAAGATGTCGAGTTCTGTTCCAGAATCTTTTGGCCTACTGCTGACGGATATGTGTTGGGTGCCAAGATCGGGAGGTGGCTGGCTAAGGCTGGCTACATGTTCCGGAGCGCCAATACTATGGCCGACTATCGTAGCCAAATGATAGGACATCTCCAAGACAATTGGTTCGTGCCACTCGTCAGCGATTACTGCAGGTGCGTGATCGAGCTGATCCCTAAGTCCAATAGGCGTTATCGAGCCAAGGGACGAGAGGGCCGCGAGGAGGATTACAAGATCCACGCGGAGAAGGTGCACGAGCCCTGCACGGATACTTTTGTGTTCGCCCACCTTCGTTATGGGTTGACCCGCGCTCATATCGAGGAGTTCCGTGCGTGCCTTAGGGAAGTGCACACGCTTCCAGTGATGCTCCACCTAGAGTGGCTGGACGACATCATGGAGGTGGATGCTTAGCGGGTATTACAAATTGTAATACTCGCTACAACCTAGGGAGAGAGAAGAATTAGGAGAACAGTGAAACCACTTCACAGACGGTCTATGATATTCGTTGCTATAGTAGCGTCTATCTTATATCTGGTGTTGTTTTATCACGTAGTAGTAGAAGATGCCCAAAATCAACATGAAAAAGCTGGTGCGCAAGCTCGAAAAGCAAAACGTTTCCGGAGCGACACCCGATCCGGTTGTCGCGATGGAACCCGCGAGAAAGAAGAAGACCAAGAAGAAGGCCCAGAGTCCTGACGCATTCGGGATGGCACTTCGCGCACTTGGTGGTGCCACCAGTAGCTACCTTATGGGCAATCCTGCCCTTGGTACCGCTGGTGGAGCATTCGTCTCGCGCTTGCTTGGTCATGGTGATTATGAGGTCAAGACCAACTCGTTGTTGGCTGAAGGTTCGCCTACCATGAATAGCGCTGCCGTCGTCATAGGTCCAGATGGTCGACGAGGAGTGCGCATTCAGGAGCGTGAGTTTATTGGCACTGTTTACAGTACCACTACTTTCACGAATAAGGCTTATTGTATTAATCCGGGAATTTCTAGTACTTTCCCGTGGCTTAGTGTGATTGCCCAGAACTTCGACGAGTGGAAACCTAACGGTATGGCGTTTAGTTTCCGTAGCACCTCTGCGGCTTTCAACGGTAGTAACCAATCGTTGGGAGTTGTCATTGGTGCAACTGAGTATGACCCTATCGACACCCCTTTCTCAAGTCGTGTCGAAATGGAATCTTCTGCTTACGCCGTGTCGGGCGTTGCTTCAGCTGATTGGGTGCACTTGATTGAGTGCGACCCTAGTGAGCGTGGTCGCATGGTGTTGAAAACCAATGCCACGCAAACGGTCAGCACGCAAGCGTCTGAGATGGACTACCATTTGGGTGTGTTCCAGATAGCTACAGATGGACAATCCACCGCAGGGCAAGTATTGGGTGAATTGTGGGTGTCTTACGACATCACGTTCTTCAAGAAACAACTCTTCGGTGGTCAGGTTGGAAACGCTATTAACGCAGTCTCCATCACTGGTGTGTCATCTGGCTACAACAGTGGAACCGCCCCATTGGGCACCTACACCTCGTGGACTGCAGTTGGCACAATGTCGATGACTGCATTGAGTAATGTTCTCATCCAATTGAACAACATCTCCACGGGGTATTATGCGCTGGAGCTTTACACTGCGAGCTCAACACAGTATACTGGGTCTTCAGGTGCGTCCGTTTACCCAACTATTACTGGAGCTGGCTCGCAAAATGTGGTCGCGATCAATAACGTTGGTACTAATCCTGCTTATAATCGCGACACTAGCAATGCTGGAGGAGCGCAAACGGTTAGTAGCACTGTTGCGAAGTGCAACTTCCTGGTTACAGGTCCCAATCCGATTATCAACATTGGAACCATAGCTGCCTATGCAGGTTTGACACTTACCGCAGTCTACCTCAACATTTGGCAGATACCGCCACCTAACGCTTACATCCCTCAGGTTATTTTCTGATGGCTGAACGATTAGCGTGAAACGTCACGTCTCTTAATGATTCTCTGGCCAGCTGGATGAGGCCGAAACCAGTTCCCTATCGACGGGGAGATACATCGACCAGAATCAGGAAAAACCAGGCCGCCGCCAACCAATAAATAAAGGCCTGTCGAAAAACAAATAAAAACATAAGACCTACTTCCCGCATGCGGGAAGCCATAGGCGG